TAAATTACAATATTATTTCTAAGAAATGCTACTAAATATCCATCAAAAGAAGATATAGCAACTAACTCATCATAACCATTAGAAACCGCACCTACGTTTCCTAATACATTTATTTCTCCTGCTCCTGTAGACCAATGTGTTTCGTCTAGTAAAGCAGAGTAAGCTATAATGTTTTGTCCTGTACCTGTGTCTGCTTTCTGTGCCCACAATCTACCGAACGCACTATGTACTATATTACCATCAGGTACTGTACCACTTGCGGCACTAATGTTTGCAAAGTTACTAGAGCCTGTATAAACAATCATAGTATTGCTTTCTCTTGCTCCAATAACCTTATCGTTAAAGTTTACAAACTGCCAATCATTACCCGAAGGACTTGTACTTCCTGTTATATCTTCAAAGTCTGTATAAGGTGAATCTAGTTTAAATATTTTTCTAGTGCTTGATACCGTAGCAGTAGCGATTAATTTATTGCCAGAAGAATTATTAAACTGAAACAACTGCTCTATATCTGGGTTACCCTGTAACCCTACAAACTTAGCAACTACAGAACTACCGCCTCCTGCGGTTGTCCCTGAGCTACTATCTATTGCAACTATTTTATAACTATTAGCATCAGGAACATTAAAAATTGTATGTGAAGTGTTTATTTTAGCAGCAGCTACGCCTGTTACATCTGAAGAACCGCTTAAAGTTACTGTATCTCCTAATGCTCTACCATGAGCAGTATGTGCAATAGTTAACTGAGTAGATTCTTGTACTCCTAACTCTACGTTAGCTGCAGGTGCAGCAGATATAGTAGCTGACGTAACTGTTTTAAATAATTGACTGCCTAAAACCGTAGTAGCTGACCCTGCTAAGGTAAGCGTTTCTGTTACCGCAGTATCAGTTACATCTGTACCTGTAATAGTAACAGTTTTACCTCCGTCACTACTACCTGCTGTAGTAGCACTTACAAATCTAGGTGCAGTAGGCGGTAAACTACCAGACACCATAGTAAAAGGAAAAGTCCCAGGTGCTGTATCAGATTCGCTTGGTTGTTGTGCTGTTGCAAGAGCATCATCATCTTCTGCATTAGCAGAAGCAGGAGTAATCGGGTCTGAGCCTAATGTAAGTGCGTACTTAGAACTTGTAGAACTAAAACCTTTACGATTACCTAACCTACCTGCAGCGTCATACGCTACGTTGTTTGCTTCTCTAGCAAACTCAGGAGAAGCCTGTACTTGCTCTCCTTCTGTAGATAACCCGTATATTCCGGGTGCTCTTAATACAAGTGCTTTTAATTCACTAGGCATTAAAAATCTCCTAGAACTTGCCAATCACCATGCGTACCTTGCCACTTATGTTGTTGTTCGTAAGCGATAGCATCTCCCATAGCTTGCTCAAATGCTCTGTGTATTTCAGAGTATTGTTCTCCTTCATCCTCACCTCGTTCTCTAACAGCATATGCAAGAGCTTTTAAGTATACAGGATACCAAGGAACTTTAGTATACTGGTCATCAGCATTTAAATCTTCTTGAGGATTTACTACTTCAACTACCATGTTGTAAGCAGCATCAGGAGTTTGGTAAAACCTTATTTGTAAAGATTGTGTAGCTGTATAACCTGCTACTGCATATTGTACAGGTTCAGCCGTTTCATTATTGGTAGTTTGAGATTGTCTTCTTGCATAATCAAAAGGAACACCTATAAGATGTACATCTGTAGTATCATTAAAAACATCAATTACTCTACTTCTTTGGTTTGTGTACACACTACCTTGTTCTAAAGTATAAGTATGTGTATCTGCAGAAGTAGTTACAGTTATAGTATCTTGTAAAGCAGTCCAATTAAAAGCATCTTCTACTTCTCTTTTAGCATCGTTTACAAGACGTAAGATTGCAGAAGATTGGTCAGTAGAGTTAATACTTCCTACCGTACTTTCTCTCATACGAGTAAGAATTTTATTAACTATATCTTTTACTGTTACTGCACTTGAAGACATATACTACTCCTTAAAGTTGGGGAGCCGAAGCTCCCCGATAACCTAGACAACTTCTCTAGGAATAACCATTACATAGAGAGTACCAGAATCAAGGTCTACTGCACCACCAGTGTTATTAGCAGCAACTACTGTTACAGTGTCGGCTGCTGTTACTGCGGCAGAAAGAACAAGGTCTGCTACGTCTATGCTCATAGAGGCCAAAGCAAAATCGCCAAGCTGTGCTCCAGTGACAGTCACTTCTTCAGCAGCTTCATCGCCATCTGCAATGCTCCCCCAGTCTTTTGTTTCAGAGGCAATCGCAAACTTAGTTACTGATTGCCCATAATTAGTACCTGTTGGTAAAGCCATTATAAATCTCCTATAGACTAGGGGGGATTACTCCCCCCAATAAATTAAGCTGGTACAGCGATTTTAACCCCTGCATCGTTACGAAGTTCCCCAGTACCGTAGATAGTATCTGCAGTAAACAGGTCTCCTAAGAACTCTTGCTTGTATTGCGTTTGAGTTCTTACGCCCATTTGCTCAACAAGAGCTAGAGCAGACTTGTGCATTAGCAGACACAGACGGGCATCCTGAGAGCCTTCTGTATCAGTTGGTGAATTAGAAGATACATATACGGGAATACCGTACAGGTCTCCTATCAATCCATTACGAATGGTGTTACCATTTCCAACTTCACCAGTAAACGCTTGCTCAGTAAATCGAGCAATACCAGTTAGATTTTTCTTTTCTACTGGAGGTACAACAAGAAATCTATCTGCCATAGGTACATCTACATCATCTAGCGTTTGAATTGCTTTACGCAAACCTGCATCAGCAATAGCAGCAGCATTGTCGCTACCTGCGTTAAATGCTGTAGAACCATCAGAACCGATGACAGTTCCAGAAGTACCAAAGTCTACAGTAGTTCCACTAGCAACTGTATTAACAGTTCCACCTTGTAGCCCATAAGACCTTAGATACAAATCTTGGTCTATTTGAGTAGCAAGTGCGTACCCTGCATCATCAGTATAAAACTGTCTCATGCTAGATAGACCTTGCTTATCCAACAAGTCTTCAATTAATCTTGAATACTCATAGTGGTTATCTATGGAAATTTGTATTTCGCTATCAGTAGCAGAAATCAAAGTTACTTGTTGTCTTGTAGTCTTTTGACTTGCAGAACCACGAGTAGGAGTAGGGATGTGAATTGTATCCCCTTTCTTACCATTGTGATTCATAACTGTAACTAGATTTGCTAAAACCAAATTCTTTTTATACGAAGCTATTACTTCGTTCGACCACAACTCAGGAATAAACTTATCCTGTGTGGTGGTATTCATCGCTTGTGCGGCTGAAAAATTAGCCATTATTGGTCTCCTTTAAAGTTAAAACTAATAGGGTTAACGAACCCTACCTTCTCTATATGCTTGTAGAATTTCTGTATGCAAATCAGCATAACGCTTAGGATCTTCTATTTGCAAACGAATAAGTTCAGACCGCCTATATACAGGCTTACCTTTTGACACAGCTTCTTGCGAAGAACCCTTAGAAACAGCAGTAGCAGCTTGCAATTCTTGCTCTTTTTGAGTACGAATCTGTTCCTGTTGTGCTTCTTGTTGTTGTCCATGCAAAGTCTTATACTGTGTAAACAATTCATCTGCGTAATTAAAATCTCCTGCACTAGCTCTTTGCCACATCTCTTGTCTTGGAAGACTTTCTAAAACCCACTTCTGGAAATCAAGGTCTTGTACAATTTTCTCAATATCTGGATGTTTTGCTTGCAGCCTACTCATAGTAGTATCTGCTGCAGTTTGGGTTATTGCACCTTTAATAGGTTGCAATGCTTCCTCAACTATTTTACGCACAGAATCAACTGGGTTATTTAAAAAATCTTCATCACTATAACTAGGTTGTTCTTGCGTAGTTTTTGTTTGAGACTCTTGTAAATTCTTTTGAATAAGATTATCGGCTAATTTACGAAGTTCTCCTAATTCATTCCCTTGTTTGCCGTATTGTTGTTCTAGATTCTGATAAGATTCTAGTATTTCATCTACAGATTTACCTTGGAATTTAGAAGGAACTGGTTTAGATTCTTCAGTTTGTTCTTCTTTAGGTTGTTCTTCTTCATTAGTTGTCCGTTCTGTTTCTAACTGTTCAGTCAATTTTACTTGGTCTTCATCAGTTAAATTATCCAATTCAGAATCGACTATTCTATCAGTCATACGAGTTCTCCTTGTCTTAACCCTTTAAGGGGGACTATTAATATGGGATGCCCAATCGTTTAAGATTGTGGCGGTTTGCTTTCCTATGTCTCC